ATTGGACGTTTAATCAATTTCAATTATGGAAAGATTGAACCTACTAAACTTCCCCGCCTCACACATTCAGGTCTTGATAATGATCAATTAGTAGATTCTCTTAACTCTTTACCTGCTCTTGTACAATCTCAATTATTAACTCCTGATGATAATTTAGAACGTGCTATTCGTCAAAGAATAGGCGCTGGTAATTTGCCTTTGGAAGCACAAAGAACATCTCAAGATCGAAGTGTCGCCAACAATCCTAACACTGCATTAAATGAACGTTTAAAACAAATAAAGTGAGTATATAATGCCATATCCAAATCAACACGCAGCGAGAATGATTGATCCATCTAAATTCAAAAACTATTCTCGTCTTGATAATAAAGAATGGCCTGACGGTATTACTGCTATTCTTGGTTGGAACAAAAAAGATCAATCCGATTCAGAGATTCAAGCGTTTAGAGCTGACTCATCAAAAGTCAGCTTCGATGAATTTAAGAAGTGGCTAGTCGATCATGTCAAAGAAACACCAATATCAATCGAAGAAGCAATATCATCAGAGAAAGTAAATAAGGCAAGTGAGAGATTAGATAGTAAAAGAAATTCTATATTCTTTGCATTGCCAGATAAATATGCACATATTGATTTTCATCCAACAGAAGCTATGAAGAGAAATGCAAAACGTGCTTTAGAAAAAAGAGCAGAGAAAAGTTTTTCAAATAGAGGAATGACAGAAGTTGGAATTGCAAGAGCAAGAGATATTATGAATGGTCGTTTATTATCTCCAGATACAGCACGTCGTATGTTAAGTTATTTTCAAAGACATGAAGTTGACAAACAAGGTATGACATGGGATGATTATGGAAAGGGTAGACAAGCCTGGGACGGTTGGGGTGGTGACGAAGGTTTTACCTGGGCCAAGAAGGTTGTTGGTCAAATGAACAGTGCTGATGAAAAAGCACAATCTTTAAAAGAAAAACATAAAAATCAAGGAGGATCAGAAAATATGATTGAATTATTTGCAGAAGGTGTTGAAAATAATTTAAACAAGAAATATGATTTACCTCAAGGATTAACTTTAGGTAAACCTTTCTTGACTCTAGCTAAAGGACAAAACTATACTAGAATGACTGGCGATAAGATCGGTCGAGAAATAACAGATGAAACTTTAACTGAAATTCTTAGAGTGTTTAAAGAATATAAAGATTCAGATCCTGTTATTATTGATTGGAACCACGCCACTGCTCTTTCTAATAAGAACCTTGATCCTGATCAACAATTGTCTCTTGGCATAATTGTTGACGCCGAGTTGACAGAAAAAGGTTTGTATGTTACACCTGCTTATACAGAGAAAGGTATAGAGGTTGTAAAAACAAGTGGTGGCATTTTATGGTCTAGTCCAGAATTTTTAATGGGAAGTATTTATTCTCGTGATTCTGGTGAAAAGATTGGAAATGCACAACTACTTGCTGTTACACTTACTAACAGACCCGCTCAAAGAATAAACAAGATTGAACCAGTTACTTTATCGGAGATTAAATACATGGAATATTCTCAAGAAGAACTTATGAAGCTCAGTCCAGAAGAGCTTGTTAAAATGTGCATGGAAAAGCATCAAATGGTAATGCAGTTACAAGCTGAACTTGAAGCTAAATCTGCTGAAATTGATGCATTAAAAGCTCAAATGGAACCAGAGATGGAACCTGCTATGGAACCTGAATTAGATAAAGAAAAGAAAATGGCAGAAGAAAATAAATTATCTGAAGCACAATCATCTTTATTGAATGAATTAAATGCACAAGTTATGTCATTATCAGAAAGAACCAAAGTTCTTGAACAAGATAAACTTAACCTATCTAAGGAATTACATACTGCCAATAGAAAAAATGCAGTAGATTCTTTATTAAATACTGGAAAAATTAGTCCTGCTGAATTATCATTAGCTGAGAAGGCATTTGATTTTAAAGATCAAGACAGTTCTTTCTGGAATATGTTCAATGAACGTAAGGCTAATGCTGCTGTTCCTCTACAAGTGAATGGCACTTCTGCTAGTCCCACTGAACTTTCTCTCGCTGAACATGTTAGACAAGTTGCAAAAGAAAAAAGCTTGACTTTTTCTGAAGCATTGTCATATGTTAAAACAAATAATCCTGAAACTTATAAGAAACATTACGGAGTTTAATTATGGCTTATCAAGATCAAGCTCAATATCTCACATTTATCGCTGGTGAAGCTCTTTCCGCATTTCAATTAGTAAAATTCAATAATGCTGGCAAGATTGTAAAGTGCACCGCTAATACAGACATTCCCGCTGGCGTTGTTCAAAGAGGTTGTGCCTCTGGTGACGCTGTTGAAGTTTGTGTATCTGGTTTTACTAAAGTTATTTGCGCTGGTGTTATTACATCAGGTACTGACTTTTTCGTTACCGGTGCTGCTGCTGGTGCTGTTGTTAAACACAGTGCTGGTGGTGTTTATGTTGGTCGTTTCATTCCAAATGCAAGTTATGCTGTAACTGCTTCTGGTGATGAAATTCTTATTCACTTCGCTCCAAGCGTCTAATCAATAAATAATTTTAGGAGAAAATATAATGGCTCAAGCATATAATAAGTTACATCCAGTAGATGAAATTCTTACCTCCCTTGCTATTGAAGCAATTCCATCAGACGGACAATTAATCGCCGATCAAATCTTCGAACAAGTAAGTGTACAAGGTCTTGGTCGTTCAGGTACTTTGCTTATTGATAATACCCGTAATTACATGGGTGCACCTGATCTTGATCTTCAACGTGCACCTGGTGCTAAACGTGCTAATCTCGGTTCTTTCGATAGAAGTTCTTTAACCTTTAAATGTGAAATTTATAGCGCTGAAGATGCAATTGCTATGGAAGACATTTTCGATTCTCAATTCCCAGGAACTGAAGAAGAAAGAATGGCAAAGAAGGTTGGCCGTGCTATTAAACTTGCAAGAGAAAAGCGTGCAGCTGATCTTCTCTTCACAAGCGGTAACTGGGGTAGTTATACTTCTACTTTAGCAAATCTAAACAACGGTTCAAATGGTACACAATGGAACCAAAGCGGTTCTGAACCTTTAACTGACTTGCATGCATTGGCAGATGTTATTCGTGCTAATTCTCATGGTATTATGCCAGATACTTTGGTACTGGGTTATGGTGCTTTACGTGCTTTGGCTCGTAACCCAGAAGTTCGTAGCTTCTTGGTTGTTGGTAATGCTGGTGTTGCTGCAGGTTCTAGAATCTTGAATGATTCAGCTGTTGTTCAAGCTATTAAAGAAGCTCTTAACATTCCTAATGTTTTTGTTGGTTCTGCTCGTCGTGAAACTGCTATGCCTGGTCAAGCTTCTTCTGAAGCTCAAATCTGGAGTGACAGTTCTGTGTTTATGGGTATTTTGAAAGGCAGTGATGCTGTTGTTCAACAAAGCCAAGTTAAACTCATGCCAGTAGCTGCTTGTAACTTCTTGTATAAGGACATTCAAGCTGGTCAATATGATTCTCTCGATCAAACAAAGAGAATGGTATGGGCCGAACATGTACACCAAGACAAGATCATCGCTCAAAACTACGGCTTCGTTTTAACAAGTTGTTTAGCTTAATAAGCAGGTGATTATGTCATGCCTTCATTGTCAAACGGAGCAATATTTACTTAATGAAAAGATGGATAAAGAAGCTCTACAAGATTTAAAAGATCAGATAGATGGTGAAGGTGATGCTGTGCTTAAACAGCAATTACAATCTAAGAGGAATATTCTAAAGACCGAAATTACTTTAGAAAAGACAATTGAAAAATCTCTTAGCAGGAGCAAGGCACAGCTCATCAAAACTGTAAAAGAGGTGCTAAAAGGGGGACGTGGACAATATATATTAGCCTTGTCTCCCGCCGATCTTAAATCCTTTCTATTAAGGAACGGATTAGCTGACGCTGTTTCTGATTTTGAAACTTCTCAGTTAAACATATCTAATTATGTTAATGAAATGGTTCGTGTTTACGAACCACAATTCAATATATCTTCATCACCAATCCTTCCTTCTATATTCTCAAGAACCTCTGAATCTTTATTTGATGATTTAATCATTCAACAAACTTCACGTTCTTTAAAGGACGCTGTATATAACTCTTCTCTTATCGGTGCTGATATTGCTATTAAACAAATGCAAGATGAATTAGATTCATCTACTGGCAAACAAGTAAGTG